GGGCTGGCCCCCCCCTGCGCGAGGGAGGGGCTATTTTCTTCATTTGGTGGTCCCCAACACCCACTCCGAAGAGATTTCGTTGGTTACCGCAAGACTCTCTGGTTTCCACACCAGAGGCCACTCAGGACGGATGAGTCGCCGTTTTTGGTCCCTAACACAGCTCAAAACAAAAGCGAGCTGGGGGTATTTTTGTGTTTTTCTAAGTAAGAAGTTGAAGAAAGAGTTACTATACTACCTAGAATACTTCCTGCTGCAGCAGGTTAGGCTACTTACTTTACAGGCGAGACACAGACCATTTGGCTTCTGGTGTTGTCTCAGTGTGTTCAAATTCAACTGTCTGCTCACGTTCGCTGATTCTTATACCAGCCCATTGCACACTATCATCTCCCGATTGGCCGAGGACCTCGCAAGCGACTGCGGATCCTGCTGTGAGGGGCCAACGGGGCTTCGCTAACCACAGGATAGGTATAAGACCACACCCGTGGAAGCTGAAGGTAAATTTGGTGCCTTTGTCTGACTTTCCTGACGTAACTTCAACCAGCCTCGGTCCCAAGAACTTGCCGTCGAGAGAGCCGATTTGGCTTCTCTGGGCGGAACCTAGGCGGTTGTATAGTTGGACTGTGTACTCTATGTGGATTTCTCCCAGTCCATTGGCGTCACCTTCCCCTTGCCCGTAGGATGCAGCCAGAAGCTTGCCGAAATCGACTAGCTTCGGGTCGCTGCCCCCGTCTGCCACGAACCTCGCGACATTGTCGCAAGGCACGGTCAGAACGAAGGAATCCCTTGGGTTGCTGGAGGTGTTGCCTTCTAGATTGTAGAACGCAGTCAGGTTGTCAGGTAGCGGGTTGGCAGCGTCACGCTCAAACGCTAGCGCGACCTTTCCTCCGGTTGAGGTAGGGCACGTGGACGAGTAGCGGAACCTGAGTGAGGTGAATTTGTATTTTTCGTACGACGCCGCAATATCGGGGAGTTGGTTAAATGTGCCAACCCGGCTTGGGTTGACGATCGCTTCGACATACTTCGGCTCCAGTGAGGTGTTTTTCTTCAGCGTGGTGATGAGTTCACTTGCAGTGTGTGTCAGCACCTTACCAGCCGTAGTGACTCGTGGAGCTCCCGTGACCTCACGGTATGAAACCGCGGCGGGAGCACTCACACGAACCACCTTCGGGGTAGGCTGCTTCGTCACGCGCATGGGTATCTGCAACGCAGCTCGTGCTGCAATCTTCTGCTTAGTGGTGAGAGAGCCCCACCCCTTCGTTGTAACCTTCACTGCCCAAGGGACGCCTAGCGATGCCATTTTTACCAATCTTGGGTCCTCCTTAATTGCCATTTGCGGTGCTGATCGAGATGTGTTGGCTTTTTGTGTTGTCAGTGGTGTTGTAGTATGTTACTGCTGGTTTGATGTCAGGTATCAGATGACAGAGGAGTAAGACGAGAGAGAGAGAGTTGAAACTGCTTAGGATTAGGTATTTAACCCAGGGGGACGGCACCGGCAACTGATCAGAAATTGAAGGATATTGAAACTTCAATCTTATCAGCAACCAGAACCCAATTACCCCCAGCAGAATCGCCAGATGGGCGTTGACTGAACGAGCGAGCTGCATGGCTCGCCACCGACCTCTTCGTCGCACTCTTCTCACTTCCTCGCACCTGTTTATTGACCTTCTTCCCAGATCTTCGCTTTACGGAGTTGTCAGACTCGGATTGATTATCCATCTATTCAGTAGGGTTTCATCATAACCCTCGGGGTCCCATGCTGCTTCTAACGCCAGATTATCATAGTAGCCTTCGAGTCCCCTTTGTTCATCAGGGGTGTACCCGAAAGCCACGTAAAATGAGTACCGAGCTGCTTCAGAAACCTCTTTGGACCCCCGATTGCCGTTTTGGGCCAACATACTGAATCCCGAGTTAAAGGAAACATCCAATTTCTTCTTGCTAGTATTTCGCGCCAAATGCTTGAAATTTCTTAGCAGACAATTGTAATATGACTGCACGATTGGTATGCCACCTGCAATGGCCATGCCGCACTCTCCGATAGATGCCAACCAGCTGGCTGCGTCTCTGACGCTGCCCCATTGTGTCGTGCTGTAGCTGTCTTTGGATAAGCTTACACGGGGGTTCCTAACCATGACCCATCCCTCGCCATCATAAATAGGTGACATTTGGCAAAACTCTACCTTCTCAAGGTCGTACTGCGGTTCTTCGGCGATGCACTGGAATCCGAAATCGATCCAACGGCACAGTCTTTCACGTACCTCATGCATATCGCCACTCTCAAAGAACACAACACAGTCGTCTCCATTATTGATCAGTCTGCTCTTAATCCCCTTCATTAGATAACGAGTGATGGAACAAGCCAAGAGACAGTTCCCCATAGCTGTATTCACATCACCTGACATTCTACATCCTTCTACCTGGTACTTGATGTATCCATCGGAAGCCCTACCAACGCCCTTGTTCTTCAGCTGCCACGTTAGCATCTTGGCCAAATCGGGACAGTTAAAGCTGGCATTGTAGACGCTATGCTCCCATTTGAGGGCATCTACAGAAACGTGCTGATCGAATCTCTTCATATCAAAGCCTATAGCACACGGTTTCTGGAATTGGTTCCAAGCGTCTGACATTATGTTCCCTATCTCCTCAACATTGTAACCTTTCAACACTGTCGGACCACACCACATCTTATCAATTGCTCTGTAAAGATGGTGTTCGTAGCATTTCAGATATTTCCCTACCTCTATGTTATATCTAGGATCCCTAGGTTGGATAACCCTAGGTGCCGGATCCTTCTTCGCCGTAAAATTAATCTTCTCAGCTTTGACGAAGGTTTTAAGCTCAGCGCTCCCGCCTTGTGTACACGCTCGATCAGCTAATGATTCGCACGCATTTTGGTAGATGGTTGCTCTCCTGCCCTTATACAACTTAGAGTAGTCTTCTCTAAGGATAGGGGTATGATTTCCAGCAAGCTTCACCAATTTGCGCCGAATTCCGCTAAGCTTAGCGAACGCGTCGGGTAGAGGTTGGGGGGCTGGTTTCAGTTCTTTCTGCGCATCTTCGACGTAAAAGACTCGTTCCATCAAACCTCTTCTCAGATTGTTGAGTGAGTTGTTGTGGACTCCAAAGTCTAAACCATTGCCCATTCCACAGATATGGAAGATGCGTCGTATTTTGGGGGGCTGTGCTAACGGGAATACGCGCATGGCTGGGTGTTCCCCCCGAGAGATAGCAGTCTCTCGCCCAACCAATTCCCGTAAGCACCCCTAGCGGACAAATTGCACAGCCACGTCGTCGGGAAGGCCGGTAAGCCTCCTCCACGCCCGTAGCCATGATCTGCCAGTCATGGGGTGCATTGCTAATTGAACCCACCATCGACGTACGTGCCTGCCTCGCTTGCGGAGCGCGTTTCGCCTGTCGTGGGCCTCTTCAGTATGAAGGTCCAGAACTTCCTTCAGGTCGTGCCCATCGGGCAGGAAAACCTGTGGAAGAGCCTCTTGCACAGCTATTCTCGTATGGCTGGGTATAACATTTCTTTCAGTGCAGTACTGCACCAGCCATTTCGACACCGCCAACCGGTTGGCTAGCGTTTGCGTAGGGCAACCGCTGAAGTGCAGCTTTGCAGCACACACCGCATGCGCGACGAATCGCCCTCGTCTCCTTATCTTCCTCCTAGGGAGGTCACCAGTATCACCACTAGCTGGTTCTAACTGTTCTACGCTAGCTTCCTCGAAAGGTGCCACACAGTTCTCCTCAAGGGAGGCGACAACCCCACTAGAGGGTGGTAAGACTACTCTATTAAGACTACTTCCTATTGACCTAACCCACTTACGGGGAATGACTAGTTGATTCAGCTCCTCCGGTTGGGGGGGGACTATTTCCCCACCCCATACGGGGAATTCCCCTACAAAGATTTGCTGGGGTGCTTCCTCATCACTACCTATACCAAAGCATTTGAGCACTAAACGCGAAAGCTTGTGGGCGAGAAACTCCGGTAAAAGAGCGTCCATGAGGGTTGAGAAGAAGAATTGGATTTCGTGGAAAACC